TACTTCAGAGGTTACAATAGGTGATAACCTTACAGTAACAGGTAATCTTACTGTTACAGGAACACAAACAGTTGTAGATACTGTTACTATGAATGCTCAAAATGCTATTGTATTTGAAGGTTCAACTGCAGATGCTAATGAGACAACTTTAACCATTACTGATCCTGATGCTGATAGAACAATCAAGTTACCTAATCAGTCAGGAACTCTTGTAGTATTAGCTGCAGATAGTGATACAGCAGTAACAGCTACACCTGCTGAAATAAGTATACTAGATGGTGATACTAGTGCTACTTCTACAACTGTAGTTGATGCTGACAGAGTTGTTTTTAATGATGCAGGTACAATGAAGCAGGTAGCTGTTACAGATCTAGCAGCCTACTTTGATGATGAAATAACTGCTATGCCAAACCTAGTAACTACAGGAGCATTAAATAGTGGTAGTATTGCAACAGGTTTTGGTGCTATTAATAATGGCTCAAGTGCTATTACAACTTCAGGTACAATAAGCTTTGGTAGTCTTACAGATGGTTCTGTTACTATTACAGACATTGCAGATGAAGATGACTTTACTAGTGATAGTGCAACTAAACTTGCTACACAACAATCTATTAAAGCCTATGTTAATACAGTAGCAGGACAAGCTAATAATGTTACTGGTCTTAATGCAACAGGTACAGAACTTAATGCTGTAGCTGATGGAGATACAAGTGCATCTGCTATTACTGTAGAAGATGCAGATAGAATACCTATTAATGATGGTGGCACAATGAAGCAAATTGCTGTCACTACTCTTGCTGCTTATCTTGATGATGAGATTACAGCAATGCCTAACTTAGTAACCACAGCTGCTACAACTGTAGGTGCATTAGACAGTGGTTCTATTACTTCTGGATTTGGAGCTATTGATAATGGTACTTCAGGTATTAGAACAAACACAGTTACTGTAGAAACCTCTTTACTACCTGATGCTTCTGGTGGAGCAGATATAGGTAGTTCTGATGCAGAGTTTGGTGATGTATATATTGCAGATGACAAGTATATTAACTTTGGTAGTGACCAGAATGTTCTTGTTGGTTATGATGAAGATGGTGATGACTCTTTAGAGATTAGACAGAATGTAGAGGGAGCAGGTCTAGCTATTACCTTTAAAGCAGATCAGGGTGATGACAATGCTGATCAATGGAAGTTAAACTTTGCAGATGGTGGTACAGTTACCTTTCAAAGTAAAACATCAGGATCTTATGCAACAAAACAAACATTAGATACATCAGGTAATTTAACTATTACAGGTGAACTTGATGCTGCTACACTAGATATTAGTGGTGATGCAGATATAGATGGTACTTTAGAAGCAGATGCTATTACTATCAATGGTACAGCTATTGGTTCTATTTATGGTGTTGTAGCAGGTAGTTCCTCTATTGTAACTACAGGTGCATTAGATTCAGGAAGTATTACTTCAGGCTTTGGAAACATAGATGTTGGCTCAAGTAATTTAACTGCAACAGGTACAATATCATTAGGTGCGACATCATTTAACGATAATAATATCACAAATGTTGGAAATATTGCATTAGATAGCTTGACAGCAGACGGATCTTCCATTACAATTACAGGTGACACTACTTTTGCTGATGGTGCTTATGATTTTGATATTGCAAGCCATGATACATCTAATGGTTTAAAACTAGGTGGTACATTAGTTACAGCAACTGCTGCTGAATTAAACTATGTTGATGGTGTTACATCAAATATACAAACACAATTAAATAATGCAGCTACAACTGGTAAAGCAATAGCAATGGCAATGGTATTTGGATAATAAAGGAGAGAAAGTATGGCAAATCCTAATGTAGTAGCTGTTAGTAGCATATATGCAAACACTGCTGTTGATGCTGATGTAGCAGCTTCTGCAGTAAGTTTGTTAACGTGTGGTTCTAACAAGTTACAAAAAATAAACAGTTTAGTTATCGCTAATATAGATGGTACAAATGCAGCTACGATTGACGTTTGGGTTACTCGTTCTTCTGCTGACTACTATATAGCAAAAACTATTTCTGTTCCTGCAGATGCAACTTTGGTTGTTATTGATAAGAACATGGGTTTATATTTAACAGAAAGTGATGTTCTTAAAATACAAGCAAGTGCTGCAGGTGATTTATCTGCTACTTGTTCATATGAAGAAATAGATGACGCATAAGGATAGTTAATGGGTGTTAGTAAAAAAGGTGGCTTAGTAGGTGGCTTTGATCAGCTTAGAGCACCTGATGCTCCTACCATAAGTGTTGCTGCAGGTGGTGAATCAGTAGTTGTTACTATTACTAATCCATCAGATACTGGTGGTGGTGATATTACAGGCTATGCTGTTAGTGCTTTAACAGGACCTATAGAAGACACAACCTTTGCAGTTACTGTTGTTAGTGATAGTGGTAATAAGTATGCAATAGATGGTACAACACAAGGTACTGTGACTTTACATAAAGGTCATACTTATATATTTGATCAGAGTGATAGTAGTAACAGTACCCATCCTCTTCGTTTATCTACTACAAGTAATGGTAGTCATGGTGGTGGATCAGAATATACTACAGGTGTAACAACAAGTGGTACTCCGGGAAGTGCAGGAGCTTTTACAAAAATAGTTGTTGACTCAGGAGCTGCTTCTACTCTTTACTACTACTGTAGTTCTCACTCTGGTATGGGTGGTACAGCAAATGTTAAAACAAGCCTACAAGGTGGTGCTTCAGGTTCTTCTAGTCCTGTTACTGTAAGTTCTCTTACTAATGATGAAACTTATAATGTTAGAGCATCTGCTATAAATGCCTTTGGTCAGTCACCTTATAGTGATGCTACTTCAATAGATCCAAATAATTTAACAGGACAGGTTGGAATATTTGCAGGTGGTTATGGACCTTCAGATTACGTTAATACAATACAATTTATAAATTTTTCTGCTGCTACTAATTCTTCAGATTTTGGTGATTTATCAGGATCTCATTCTTCTCATGGAGGAGCAGCTTCATCTACTAGAGCAGTGTTTGCAGGTGGTTATGGAAATTCAGGTAGAATTAATGTTATTGATTATATTACGATATTAACTAAAGGAAATGCTACAGACTTTGGTGACTTAAATTCAGTATCTAATAATAATTCTGGTGCTTCAAATGCAACTAGAGCAGTTTTTAATCTTGGTTACACAAATGCTTACAGTAATGTTATGGATTATATTACAATAGCATCTACAGGTAACGCTACTGATTTTGGTGATTCAACAATTTCAGCAGGAGTTACAGGAGCAGTTGCTAGTACTACTAGGATAGTATTTGGTGGTGGTACAACTAATGGTTCAGACAGATCAAATGTTATGGACTATATTACCATAGGGTCTACAGGAAACGCTACTGACTTTGGAGACTTAGTATCAAATAAAAGAGCAGTAGCAGGTTGTTCTTCTAGTACAAGAGGTGTATTTGGTGGTGGTGGAAGAAGTGGATCTCCTTATTATGTTAATGAAATAGACTACATCACTATAGCTTCAACAGGAAATGCTACAGACTTTGGAGATTTACCCTCAATAACATCAAAAGCAGGAGGTTCTTCTAATAAAATTATAGGTTTATTTGCAGGTGGTAATATTGCTGCTAATGATACAGACACTAATGAAATAAGGCAAATTACTATAGCATCAACTGGAGATGCTACTGATTGGGGAGATTTAGCTGCAGCTATTGAGCATTTAGCAGGAACTAGTAATGCACATGGAGGATTATCTTAATGCCTAATTATTCTGGAGTGTGGACTTTAAAAGAACAAGGTGTGGCTGTTAAAGGTGATAGGTGGCAAGTTACATTACCTCAAGCAGCTAATATGGGTCTAATTATGGGTGCATATAATTCAACAATACAAGAATCAGGAATTATAGAATATATTGATATAGCATCTGGTGGTAATGGAACACTTTTTGGTGAGTTGGTTACAGCTGCTGTTTATGGTGGTACTTGTTCTTCTACAACAAAAGCTTTTTATGGTGGTGGTTATACAGGTTCAGCCAGAGTAAATGTAATACAAACTGTAACTTATGCAAGCACAGGGGGTAGTACAGACTTCGGTGATTTAACTCATGCTCCAATGCAAGGTAGTGCTTGTTCCTCTACAACCAGAGGTGTGTTTGCAGGGGGTGATGATGGATGAGTAATGTTCTTGACTATATCACTCTTTCTTCTGAAGGAAATGCTACAGACTTTGGTGATTTATCTGCTAATAGAGATAAATTTGGTTCTTGTGGTAATACAACCAGAGGTGTATTTGCAGGAGGTTTTTATCAAGGTTTAGGCACATCAGGTAATAATTATGCTAACGTAATTGATTATATCACCATAGCATCCACAGGTAATGTAACTGATTTTGGTGACTTGACAGTTGGAAGACAACAAGTATCAAGTGGGGTTACATCTAGTTCAACCAGAGGTTTAACATTTGGTGGTGAGACTACTGGTCCTACATCAAATGTAATTGATTATATTACTATTGCATCTACTGGTAACGCTACGGACTTTGGAGATTTAACATCTGTTATGAGTTTTGGTTTTGGTTCTTCTAATGCTACAAGGGCAGTTTCTGGTCGTGATAGTTGGACAAATGCTAACAATATTGATGTAGTAACGATAGCAACAACTGGAAACGCAACAGATTTTGGAGACTTAGTAACAGCAGCTAGAGGACAATCAGGTGCTTGTGGTGGTCAAGGAGGTTTAACAGCATGACAAGATACTTAGGTGGATTAATTACCAAAGATGAATCATTAGTTCTTCCTGCTAATAATTATGAAGATACTTCTGCTCCGGGAGTATGGACACTAGAAGAAGCTCAGATGCTTGCTAAACAAAGTCTTTGGCCTACTGCAGGAAATGTTAATCCTACTAAGTTTATAGAAAATATATTTAGTTGTGATACTTATACTGGTACTGCTAGTTCAAATACTATTACTACTGGGATTGATTTAGCTAATAATTCTGGTTTGGTTTGGGGAAAAAGAAGAGATGTAGCAAACTCTCATTTTCTTATAAATACAGTGCAAGGTGCAACTAAAAGAACTGAATCTGATGGTACTGGAGGTGGATTGGATAAGAGTAGCTCATTTACATCTTTTAATAATAATGGTTTTACTGTTGCTACTGGAGATGCAGAATTTAATGCTTCTGGTGGTGAATATGTTACTTGGACATTTAGGAAAGCACCAAAGTTTTTTGATGTAGTTCAGTATTCAGGAACAGGTTCAGAACAAAGTATAGCACATAATCTTGGTCAAGTTCCCGGAATGATTATTCATAAAAGAACAGACACAAATGAAGATTGGAGAGTCTATCACAGAATGGCTAATGGTGGTAGTAGTCCTGAAGATTATATAATACAATTAAATGGTGATGATGATTTTTCAAATGATAACACAAATTTTGGAGCACCTACTTCTACTCATTTTGTAGTTAAAACGTCATCTGGAACTAACAATGGAAGTGGTACTTACATAGCCTATCTTTTTGGGCATGACACTTCATCTGATGGCATGATACAATGTGGTTCTTATACTGGTAATGCTAGTAATCCCGGACCATCAGTTACTCTTGGTTTTGAACCACAATGGCTTTTGGTAAAACAAGCGTCTGGTGGTAGTAATGACTGGTTTATTTGGGATACTATAAGAGGATTACCTGCTAATGTTGCTAATTCATCTGCAAGTTTAAATCCAAATAAAAGTGATACAGAGGCTGTAGAATATGGTACTGCTCCAACAGCAACAGGTTTTCAATTACAAGACAACAATGCTGCTATAAATACTAATAGTGCAACTTATATTTATGTGGCTATTCGCAAAGCACCAATGGCTACACCTACAGCTAGATCTGATGTTTTTCATGTTGAAGCTAAATCATCAGGTGGTACTCAAACTTTTACAACAGGTTTTCCAGTTGATTTTATTATGAACCCTGTACGATTAACTAGTGGAACAGCTTCAGGTAATTTTTCTACATTAAGTAGATTGCAAGGTGGAAATACTGCAAGCACCTATAGATTTATGCGAACAAGAGATGATGCTATTGAACAAACAGGCACTGGTGCAGGATGGGAATTAGACCACCCTAATAAATATGTATCAAAAGATATATGGTCTTCATCAAACATGGGATACGCTTGGAGGAGAGCACCGGGATTTTTTGATGTAGTCGCTTATACAGGAACAGGTAGTGCAAGAACCCTAAACCACAACTTGGGAGTAGCACCAGAAATGTTTTGGTGTAAATCAAGAGAAACAGTTTCATCTAGTAACAGTTGGTTAGTTTATCATAAAAATCTTCCTACTCCAAATGATGATACTTTTACTGTGAATGGTGTAGGTGATATTGGAACAGGTAATGGAACTTTACTTTGGAATAGCACAGCACCTACTTCAACTGTTTTTTCTCTTGGTACATACAATGGATTAAACCAAAGTGGTAAAGATTATATAGCTTATCTTTGGGCTACCCTTGCAGGAATAAGTAAAGTAGGAAGTTTTAGTCACACGAATGGCTCTAGCACAGATGTAGATTGTGGGTTTAGTTCTGGCTCTAGTTTGGTATGGGTAAGAAGAATTGATAGTGGTATAAGCAATGATGCTTTATTTTATGTATGGGATAGTGCTAGAGGTATTGTATCTGGTAATGACCCTTATTTAACTATGAACTCAAATGCAATAGAAGTTACAGGTACAGATTTAATTGACCCACTTGATAGTGGCTTTCAAATGGCTAGTGGATTTACAACTGGTGATTATATATTTTACGCAATAGCAGCATAGGAGATAATAATGGGTTGGGTACGAGAGAGAAACACAGGTAGAGTGATGACAGATACTACTTGGATTGTGGAGAATAAATCTAAAAGACCACCACAACCTTTGACCACAGATTTTATGGAGCATAATCAACTTGATCCTGTGTTTGAAGGTGCAAGACCATCACTAACACCACCTTATCAAATAGTAGTAGATGATGGAGTGGAGTATAAAACTGATGGTAAGTGGTATACTAAGTATAAAGTAGGTCCTATTTATAGTGACTATACAGATAAAGATGGTAAGACTATAACTGTAGAAACTCAAACTGCTGCTTACAAGGCAGGTGTAGATGCAAAAGTAGCTGAAGGAAACAGAAGTAAAAGAAATGTTTTACTTGCAGAAACAGATTACTTTGGTCTTTCAGATGTAACAATGTCTAGTAATATGAAAACTTACAGACAGGCTCTAAGAGATTTACCAAAACATTCTAAATGGCCTCACCTAGCAGACAGTGATTGGCCTACTAAACCTTCATAGGAGAAATAATGGCACACAAAGTAGTAAAATATAGATTAACAGCAGAAGGTACAATACCAACCTTTCTAAAGTTTGGTGTATCTCAAGGAACAGGAGGTATGTATCCTGTTAAAGATAGTACAGCAAGTCCAAGAGATCATGTGATGATTGGAATTGCAGATGATGGAGCAGACATATCTAGCTCTGAAGGTGAGATAGCAAGTAAGAACGATCTTACAACATATCTTACAAGTGTAAGTGATGGCAAAGGTTGGACACAAATAGCAGCAGATGGAGAAACAGAAGAAGCTTTTGTACCTGCAACGCATGCTACAATAATATGGAATGATTTAACAACATTAAATGGTGGATAATTTGAAAACTGATTTAGTAGTAAAAGATATACAAAATGCTTTGGTTGAAGTAAAACCAGAATATAAAACTATGTTGAAGAACATAGATGAAAAAATGCCTGTTATACAAGAAGCATCTAGTAACTTTCACAAGTCACACTCACAGTTTATGGGTGTAACACTTGACGTAACTGCTATTACTCCTGTTCGTTCTATTAAACATACACTAGCAGAAGTTAATAAAACAAAGAATGCCTTACAAGAAGCTCATATTAGAATGCAAAAGAAAGCTGTAGAACTAAAGATGAAACAGCGTGAGTTACTTGATTGTCAAGATGATCTTGAAAGAGAGATGCTAGAGATAGAAATATTAGAACTACAAACACACTCTATTAATGCACAAGATGCTGTACAAGGTGCAATACGTAAGATGAACTTCTTTGTCAATCAATATAACTCTTTGTTAAAGCATCTAGGAGTAGATGAGATTACAGAAGAGATGTATGAGAAAGAAGAAAACAGATATCACATAATGACAGCTATGAAGCAAGCTTTATCAAGTGCTAGACCTAGAGGTGGTATTATAGATGAAGGTAATATGATCTATATCTTTGACTTAGGTATAAGTGGTGCTCAAGCACAAGCTGAAGTTTTTGCTTATCTTAATACAGAGAATGAATTGATGAAAAATGGTAAAGCACCTACACATGAGATGACTATGCGTTGGCTAGAAGCTTGTGCAGATAAGTGGGAAGGTGATCCACAAAAGTTTGCAGAACGTAGAGGTTTTACTCTTCTTGATAAGCAGTCATTAACTAATACTAAGAAAATAGAGAGTAAGACAAAGCACTAATGTTTGATCCAATTACGATAGGAGCTTGTTTAACAACAGCAAGCACTGCCTTCTCAGGATTAAAGAGAGCCTTTCAAGCAGGTCGTGATATAGAGCAGATGAGTGGTGATTTATCAAAGTGGATGAGTGCTGTGTCTGATATAGAACAAAAAGAAAAACAGGCAAAGAACCCACCTATCTTTCGTAAAGTCTTTGGATCAGTAGAGCAGGAAGCACTAGAGGCATTTGCTGCTAAGAAAAAGTTAGAGGAACAGAGATACGAACTTAAAACTTTCATACAGTTTTCTCATGGACACAAAGCTTGGGATGAGTTAATAGCAATGGAAGGTAAGATCAGAAAGATCAGACAAGAACAACTATATAAAAGACAAGAGTTTAAAGACAGGTGTATTGAAGGTTTATTTATATTGTTTTTACTTTGTACAATTATAGGTTTTGGTTGGCTTGTGTGGTATTTAAAATCAATTCAGGAGTAGTAGATGGAAATTAGTGCATGGATGTTTTGGAATATTATCTTAACATTAGTAATAGCTCCTGCTGTATGGGCATTTAGAGGACTTGTACAGGAAGTAAAACGTATTGATATACTGTTAAATAAAACAAGAGAAGAGTATGCTACACGTAAAGAACTTAGAGATGATCTTACACAGGTAATGGATGCACTACATAGATTAGAAGATAAACTAGATAAAGTATTGAGCAAGGATTAGATAGATGGCAGAAAAAAGAAAAGTCACAGCAAGAGAAGCTAAGAATAATCTTGAACCTTTTGGTTATGATGGTCCTGCAAGATGGTCATCTATAGATGCTTTTGTTAAAGCTAATCCAAGAGCTAGAGCTGCAGTTACTGCTAACAAAGGTGCATTTATACAAAGTGAAGCATTAGGTTTTTCTCCGGGTGGTTATGTTAAAAGTTACATAAATGATTCAGGTACACTTGTTAAAGAAAGAGAAGATGGATCACTTACAAAATTTGGTGCTGCAGGTAATGTAGTTGAATTTGATGCTCAAGGTAATGTAGCTTCTAATGTTTATGGTGGTCATACATTAGGTCAAGATAAAAAAGCTACTGTTAAACAAGAAGAGTTAGATCAAGAAACTCTTGGTGCTCTTAATCAAACATTTTTTAATCCTAATATTATAACTGGAGATCAACATAAAGATGCTCAAGGTAATAAAATTGGTAGTAGAGACAGAACAAATGTAACTAAGGATGCTTATGATGCTAAAACATCGGGTGGAGATGGTGGTGAAGGTATTTTACGTGGTAGAGGAGAAAGAATAAGTCAACTTGTTGATCAAGGTGCAGCTGTCTTTTTTGATCCTACTAGTGGTACTGTAAAAATACAAACTCCAGATGGATCAGTTGCAGATCTTGCTTATAGTGCAGCTCAATATGCTGTAGGTCAAGGTTTAGTAAAAGGAAAACCTACTTTTGGTGCTGAAGAAGAAACTAAAGAAGAAGATACTACACCTGCTCCTACAACTCCTGCTCCTCCAGTTATGTCAACTCCAATGCAATCTGCTCCTGCTGCTGATATGCCAACTGCAATATCATTAGAGCCTAGTCAAGCAGAAATTGATAGAGCTGCTGAAGTTTTTGTTGATGATGCTGTAGTTTTACCAACAGGTTCTTCTAATTTACCATCAATACAAACACCTACTGTAGAAGCTCCTGAAGGAACAACAGCAGTAGATGCACCAACATTTGAAGCTAATGTTCAGAAACAAGCTAAAGATTTTGAACAAAGAGGGATAGATCAAGCTCAACTTATACAGCCACAGACTCGTGCAGAAAAGATAGCAGCAGGTCAAACTGCAGGAAGACTTGAGCAAAGACTTTATCAAAACAGACAGGGTATGTCTACGTATATTCTTGGTGTGTATAATAGTGAAGGTGTGTGGACTCCTTCTCAACCTATACCTCAAGGATACAGAGAAGCTAATGTAGGACAAGTACCTTATCTTGTACAGCAAGCAGCATCTGCTCCTGCTACACCTAATGTTGATGTGACTACAAACCCTTTTGGTGTACCTGCAGATAAAGTTGGTGATCCAGAATATGTTAATGTTTATCAAGGTGGTATGATTAGAGGTTATAGTCCCGGTGGTATGGCACAGACTGATGATTTTCCATTATATACACCAATACCTAACGAAGAAGATGAAACTAATCCTACAGTTAATGTTGCAGGACAACAACTTGATAAAGGACAAGTAGCACAAGGTCAAGCTGATCTTACTGCAGGTGCAATGTTAGATCCTGCAGGTACAGTAGTAGCTCCTCCTGTGTCACAAATTAATCCTGATGCAGAAGGTACAGTATTAGGTGCTACTACAGGTCAGACAGCAACTACTGCTCCTATTATTACCGATCCTGCACAGGTTGGACAAACAATTACTGCAGATACTCCAGACAAACCTGATGTTACTAAAGTTACAACTCAAAAGGCACAAACAGATGTAGAAGATGCTCTTAAAGATGTAACTGGTGCAAAGTCAGAAGGTCCTACAAAAACAATAGAAGCACAAACACAAGATACTACAAAGGTATCTGATCTTGAAGCAGCTCAAGGAACTACTAAAGAGATTCAAGATCAACTAAAAGCAGATATGCCTACTAGACAGCTATCAGCAGAAGAACTTGTATCAGGTAGTGCAGTAGATCAAACCAGAGTAGGAGAAACTTTTGGTACAGGAGAAGTAAAAGCTGCTTCTATGCAAGATGAATTAACTACCTTGATGGATCAGTTTGAGGGAGGTAACACACCACCTTGGGCAGCAGGAGCAATGCGTAAAGCTACTGCAGTAATGGCACAGAGAGGTTTAGGTGCATCAAGTATGGCAGGTCAAGCTATTATACAAGCTGCTATGGAAGCATCATTACCAATAGCACAGATAGATACTGCTAATAAACAACAGATGGCTTTAGCTAAAGCAGAACAAAGAGCTAAGTTTATGCAGATAGAGTTTGACCAAGAGTTTCAATCTAAGGTTATGAATGCTGCAAAGGTTAGTGAAGTTGCTAACATGAACTTTACTGCAGAACAGCAGGTAGCACTAGAGAATGCTAAGATGGCACAGACTATGAATCTTGCTAACCTAAATAATAGGCAAGCATTAGTCATGGCTGAAGCTGCTCAGATCTCTCAGTTAGAGATGGCTAGTTTAAATAATAGACAGCAAGCTCAAGTACAAAATGCACAGAACTTCCTGCAGATAGATATGGCTAATCTTAATAATGAACAACAAGCAGAGATATTCAAAGCACAAACTGTTGCTAATACTATCTTGAGTGATACTGCTGCATCTAATGCATCTGAACAATTTAATGCATCAAGTGAAAATCAAACTGAACAATTCTTTGCCAGTATGAAGTCTCAAGTAAATCAGTTTAATTCTGCACAAACAAATGCTATGTCACAGTTTAATGCAGGTGAAGCTAATGCAATACAAAAGTTTAACTCAGAGTTACAGAATCAAAGAGAAGTTTTTAATGCACAGATGTATGCACAGATAGCACAAGCTAATGCTAAGTGGAGACAAGATACTACCACTATAAATACTGCTTCTGCTAACCAAAGTAACTTTGAATTTGCTAAGAATGTTAATGGTTTAACTAATAAAGCTATTGATCAAATATGGCAAAGAGAAAGAGACTTAATGAGTTTTGCCATGCAGTCTTCAGAAAGTGCTATGGATAGGTCACTCCAAATAATAATGGGAGATAAAGAGTTACAAATGGTGAGAGAAAAACTTGATGCTGAAGAATCAGCTGCTAGAGGTTCTTTGTTTACTAGATTCTTATTTGGAAGTGGAGTTGAAGGTGGATTTGGGGGAATACTTAAAAACATTTTTTAAAAGAAACAAAAAATGGATACTTATTTTAATTACTACTGTCGTTTTGTTGGAGGTTATAATGTCGTATATTCCGGGTTGGAAAACATTAAAAGAAGAAACTGTTGATGTCGGTTTAGATAAGGGGGTTGTGCAAACTGCTAGTTTAATGCCAAAAAATAAAACTACAACTGATGCAACACCTATCTCTGATTATTTTAAATATTTTTATGATGGTAATCAAGAGTATCTTAAACAAATGTCTGAAGGTAGAGTTGCATTGTCAAAAGCTTCTCAAGATTATACTATGAATCTTAGAGAAACTACAGGCTCTGATTACATTGATATAAAACCACAACAGTTTGCTGATAACTTAGCTAGTGATCTTACAGAGTTTGGTTTAAGTGATGATGCTATAGCAGGAATTATAGGAAGTCTTGCATATGAATCTTTAAACTTTACTCGTTATAAAGAAATAAAAGGTCCGGGAGTTTCTGCTGCTCAATATACTAATATGCGTGGCATTGATGATACTAAAAGAAAAGAACTTATACGGGATAGAGATTATGCAGGTTTAGTAAAAATAGGTGCAAGAAAAGATGCTTTCTTAGCGTATGCTCAAGATAAAGGTTTAGATGTAAGATCCTATGAAGCTTTTAGAAATTTTATGTTTTATGAATTTAGAAAGACAGGAGAAGGTAGTGTTCTTAATAAATTAGATAAAGCTAAAAATCCTGAAGATGCTGCAAGAATATTTACTAATTCTTTTCTAAGACCTAATAAAGATAAAGCTAATATGGCTAAGAGAATGAAAAATGCAAGAGACTTTAAAGAAGGATAAACAGAATGCAACTTGATAGACCAATTCCGGGACAGTCACTTACGACAACACCAAAGGGTGCTCCTTATGAAAGACCCCCTGAATTAAGTGATCCAATAGATGCTTTAGAAGCACACCTAGATAACCTGATGAAAGATGGAGCAATGGAAGATGTTCTGTTTTTCTTAGAAGAGGGAGTAGATCTCGTTACACTTAATGAAGGTATACTAAGAAGTGCTGTTATGGAAGGTATACATTCAGTAGATATAAGTCTTATCATTGCACCTGCACTGCATGAGTTTATTAAGGGTGCAGCCTTACGTGCAGATGTAGAGTTTGATGAAGGCTTTGAACAGAAAGATGCAAAGAAGATTATCTCTTACAGAAGAAACGTAAGGAGAGCACAGCGTATGCTTGATGAGGTGAGAGGAGAAGACAGACCTGATCCTATGTCTTTAGAAGATACACAGATGCCTGAAATGGCAGAGACAATGGAAGAGCCTGTTGAAGAAGAACCTCAACAAGGACTAATGGCGAGGAGAGTATAATGGGATTTTTTGTAGGAGTAGAAAGAGCTTTAGCTCAAAGAGATCAGAATATGCTTGAGCAACAAAAAATTAATCTTATGAAAGAAGAAAAAAGAAAGAAAAAATTTGGAGATATAAGTTCTTTTTTAGATAATTTTGGAGGTAACTATAATTCTTCTTCAGATAGTAAAGATACTAGCAAAGAAAAAGCAGGAATACTTTTAGAGCTAGAAGATCAATTAGGTGTTGACAGTGAAATTTATACGCAGTTAGCAGGTGGAAGCATAGAAGATTTAAAAAATGCTAAAACTATTATTATGGATGCAAAGGAAAGATTTATTAAAGCAGGTAATACTTTTACTAAAGAAGATGCTATTGAATCATTTGATCTTTTTAGAACAGAGGTTATTGAAAAACAAAATCCAATAACAGTAGAACAAGTATTAGGTAGATGGGGTTTTGCAGAAGATCCTGATGCAGTTATCCCCGGTTATGAGATGACTGTAACTGAAGCTGCTGAAAGATTTGCTGATATATACAATCAACCAACACAAATATTTGGTATGACACCTAAGATAGAACCTGATGATGTTACAATAGATGACTTTAATACATACATGAAGACCTACAAAGATCAAGCCTTAGATATATTAATAAATGCTGAACGAAAAGCCGTAAGGGAAAATAATCCAAATTTGGCTTTTATTTATAAAGATGCAGCTGATGATGTAAAGGAGGGATCTTTTGCGTCTTTCAAAAGTCTTGTTCCTAACTTAGCTTCTCAGTTTGCTACAGAGGTTGTAAATGAATATCCTGTATTAAAAAATAATAATTTATTTCTTAATTCTTTATCAAGAGGTTTAACTTTTACAAATGATGATGCAGGTAATTTAGCATTAATTGATGCAATTAAATCTAAATTGTTACGTAAAGGATCTGTTTGGTCTGCAGTAGAAATACAACAAGATGGAACAATTAAAGTATTAAGTACAAACACACTGTCACAA